CCTGCATGCAATCCATCATGAAGTACTCATACTTCTGGGCACTGGGTGGCCGCTTGTAGTCCTTGACCCTGGTCTTGACAGCATGCTCCTCATTGGACTTGCTCTGGAGTGGCGCGTGGGCGCCGTTCACCAGAGGGCCCATGAAAGGAACAAGACTGGGTTTGTCCTCAGGGTTGTACTTAGCGGGATTGTGGTCGAAACTGATCACACCTTTAGCCACAGGGAAAACGGTTTCCATCTCTCCATATTTCTCCTTAACGGTGGCACGTAGCCAGGCTGTCATTACCGAAGCTGATGCCTTCATCTCCCTTAGACCATTCTCCTCAAAGAATTGCATAACTGACGGTTGGCCAATCTTTACGGAGAGGGACTTTGCTAGGTTGACAAGGGCGTCGTCGTAGCGTGCCGGGAGGTATGAGCTAACATGTTGACCTGGTACTCCGGTGGTGGTGAACAAACCCTGTGGGGTTTGAGCGTGGAACCTAATGAAAGGGCCACTCGGAGTGTGTTGGATCGGTCTGAACCTCCGTGGTCTAGTGCCTTGTAGTCCGTTGGCTAAAATGGCGGGGGCGCCATTCCAGCGTCCGGAAGGGGTCAGGAGCACCAGTGAGTGGTGGTCATCAACGCGGCGTCTGTCCACAAGGAAGAAAGCTACCTGGGTTGGGATGCCGCAGGTTGTACGGACGCACTTGAATTGGTCAGTCTCAAAGTTCCACAATAGGTGAGTGTAGGTAGCCCCGCCTGAAACACGGGACACCAGTTCACCCTTTTCGTTGAAAGTGAAGCTAACCTCTCCAAGATCGTCTGCAGCCTTCGTCACCGTAAAGGTGAAGAGGAGCACGGGTTTGTGCTCAGCGCACAGAAAGGTTTCAAGATTCGTGAGGTACGAATCCACATCCGTCATGTTGATGATGGTGTGTTCATCAGTTTGGAAAGGACGATACTCTGCGAGAGTGTCCTTGCCCCAAAAGAAGTGACGGGAACCATTCTGATTAGCTCTCTGATTAGCGGGAGACATCTGGTAATGAAAGCTCTCCTTGCCGCTGTTCCGAGCCACTTCTTCCATGAACCTCACAGCGGTAGCACGTGCTGCTGCGGCGGTTCCATGGGTGTGGTACGGGTGCGGTGGGAGTGGCCTCATGATCTGTTTGTTGAATATTTCACGAAGAGAATTCGGCTCGGCTGCCGGCTTCTCTTTCGTAGCTGCTAAAGAACGTGAGACAAGATCTTGTCTCCAACGCTCAAACCACATGAACGGTAGTTTAGTGATAAGGGTCACGAGTCCACCTGTGGCGCTGCTGCCAATAATTATGGCCGTCAAGAGTACCATGTTTAGTCTCACAGTAATTCTTGGTAATAACTGATTTGTCGATATCAGTCAGGATCGGAAATTGCTAAATTTATCTCTAGCATAGAC